CATGAAGCAGCTCAGCGATATGATCATGGTCCGGATTGTGCAGCTGGCCACCCAAGGTTAAAAAGTTTTTAAGCACCCATTCTTTTAATTCAACGGCGGGTGCCAGCCGGATTGCTTCCTCTTCCTCTGCCTGATCAATCAGATCCGGCGGCGGGAATGGTCTGAACTGTTCCATTGAATGAATACCTCTTTAAGTGTTTAAGCCATTGACCAGCATGACTGGATTCTATTTGCAATGGTCCAGCTTCGTTGATCTTGTAACGGCTAGCTGATTCCAAACGTACAACGTTATAACCCATCTCTGCAGCATGATCATAACGATCCATGCTCCAAGCCTTATTGCTCAGTTTTCCCTTACGTCCACCAGACCAAGGCCCGCCTGCTATTTCAATTAAGATCCTGTGTTCGATCAAATGAAAGTCGAAACGCCAGTGCTTGGTAGATTTAAAGTGAAAGCATTTTTCAAATTTGATTTCTAAAATATCCAGAATCCGCTCTAGTTCTTCTTGGGCTTCGAGATATTTTTGAGTTGCCTTAGGTAATGGCTTTGCTCTTGGTACCTTTTTTAATGGCTTCTTTTTGGTTAGAGCTTTGTACTGGTCGGCATCCATAACTTACACCCATTAAAAAACCGCACTAACTTTAGTCAATGCGGCTTCTTATTCTTACCAAACTTAAATAACGCTATTCGATTTCTTTCCAGAAAGAGACATATAGTTTGAATTCTGACTTTATGAGAAATGCACTAATTAAAAATGCAGCCCCAATTACCAGAAACATTATATCTATATTCATAAACCCCACCAATTCAAGGATAATTCCAAGAATGCACAGTGCATAAAAAACAACTACGCCTAAATTTTCTTTCATTTGCTTCACCAGGAGAAAATTTGCTTTCTGCAAATTTGAACTGGCATATTTACATCAAAACTGATATGTGCTGAATTAGCAGGAGACTTTCACTTGGGATATGCTAGGCAGCTAACCGATAAAAGTTCTCTGCTATTTGATTTGGCGTTTTAAAATCCAAACTCTTTTGAATTCTTCGCTGATTATAAAATAACACAATGTATTCTGTAATATCTGCTTTAGCTTCATCTCTGGTTTTATAGTTGCAATGATGCACTAATTCATTCTTGAGTATGCCCCAGAAACTTTCAATCGGTGCATTATCGTAACAGTCCCCACGTTTGCTCATTGAACCTTGAAAATCACATTTTTCCAGTATCTTTCGATATTCATGGCTGCAATATTGGCTGCCTCTGTCCGAATGAATAATTAAGCCTTTCGTTGGTTTTTGATTACGAATCGCCATAGTCAGTGCATTGCAAACAAGTTGTGCGGTCATACGCTCATTTAAGCTATAGCCAACCACTTGTTTCGTGTACAGGTCTTTTACTGCTGCCAAGTATAACCAACCTTCAGCAGTCCAAATGTATGTAATATCGCTTGACCATGCAAGATTGGGCTTAGTCATTGAAAACTGTTGCTCTAGTAAATTTGCGTAGATCGCTCGATTATGATCACTCTTCGTAGTTCTTTTGAAACGCTTATGACGCTTACAATACAGCTGGTTGAGCTTTTTTATTTGACGTACAGCATACGTACTGATTTTGATACCTTGCGCTTGTAAATGCTTAGTTAATCGAATATAGCCATAGCTTTGTTTAGTTTCCTCATGAGCTATTTTGACCAAAATTGTCTGTTGATTTCGCTGAACCAATCTTTTATTCATGCCTCGTTTTAGCCAATCATAAAATCGTGACACTGAAACGTGAAGTAATCTAGCCATAAAGCTAATCGGGAATAAATATCTTTGCTGTTTCATATAGGCGTACCTTACTGACTTTCTTTCGCAAAGTACGCTGCTGCCTTTTTTAGAAATTCACGTTCCATTTCAGCTGTTTTGAGCTGTTGTTTGAGCTTTTTATTTTCTTCGAGTAAGGCATTTAGATCAGGTGAATATTGTTTAGTGCCTGCTAAGGTGCCAGTCTTTGCTTTATTATTCCAATTTGAAAGAGTTTGCATTGAAATGCCAAGTTGTCTGGCTGTTTCCGATACATTGCCTTGATTGGCTTCAATCAATTTTATTGCTTCAACTTTAAATTCTGCGGTGTAAGTCTTCTGTTTCTTGCTCATGGTAAACTCCTGATGAGTGTCTATAGTTTACCAAGTTAAAACCTCCTGTTTTCTCAGCACACATCATACTGATACTTCACTGTTATCTGAAGGAATAGAATTGCATGCGGTTAAAGTCACAGTTGTAACTATCAGAATTCCTAAATAAATTTTTTTCAAGATTTATATCCTTAAAAGCAGAAATAATAATTTTAAAAATATTTTTATAAGATGGTTGTATCAATATTGTCTTCATAAATTTTGAGAAGGTTCTGTAATCAATAGAGCTTTCAAGAAGCGCTCTTGTAGAAGTTTACTCTAGCATTTAAGTGACTAATATCCGTTTCTAAATTTGGAATATCTACAATATTAATTAGGGCTAAGATATCTCTTAATAATTTTTTCGTAAAAAGATAGTTACTTTTCCACTTATCAGTATTTAATCGACTTTTCACTGAAAAAATGTATCTTAATGGTGCAAGTTATTGAAGACTTTGCCGATGTATAAAAGGACTAACAATGAAAAAAATGAATTTTGCCAATAAATCTATAATTACCATAGCAACTCTTATCACTGCATTCTCAGTGCAAGCACAAGACTTTAAAAGGTTTTCTGTTTCTGCGGGTTGGTTGCATGTGATGCCTCAAGGGAAAGCCAATCCATTTAACATAAGTACTGCTGTAGCAAATGGAACTACTGCCGAAGTGGGATCTATTTCAACCACAGCATTTATGAAGGCCGTAGATCCGAACGCAAAATTGAGTACTGGAGAGAATGCTAAAGAAATTCTCGATATGGTTTTTAGTCATCCAGTTGATCAAAACGGTAATCCAAAACCATCTGTAGGCCAAATTTTAGGTCTTGTAGATGAAAATGACATGGTATCACCTGATATAACTGGAACAGCAACTATTAATGGGTTAGAGCAATGGAAGGCACAAGGATCAGGCCTTGAAGCTGATGATGTAGATACTTTAGGATTAACATTTAATTATTATGTTAATGAAAATGTTTCATTACAACTCATCGGCGGAATTCCTCCAAAAGTTGATATTAAGGGAAAAGGTGAAATCAATGCACCATTATCTGGATTCGCGAAACCGGAAGGATTAGCTGCTTTGGTGATAGGGGATAGACTAGATCTACTGCAAAATATTCCAATCACGAACCTCGGCAATAAATCTAAGGCGGCTACGGTACGTGCTTGGACTCCTGCATTAGAAGCTCAGTATCAGTTCGGTAAACCGGGAGTAAATAAGTTTCGCCCATATATTGGCGCCGGTTTAATGTACGCCTATTTCAATGATATTAAACTTAATCCACAGATTGAGTCTGACTTAGAAGCCGCTGGTCACATGATTCAGAATGTTCTAGATGGTAAAGCGGGTGCTGCACTGGATGGCACAGTTTCATCAGGTGTCATGCGTGTAGAAGTCGATGCAGATGACGCAATAGCTCCAATTATTACAGCTGGTTTTACTTATGATTTAAACGAAAACTGGTATACCGTAGCCTCTGTGTCTTACGCAAAGCTAAATAATAAAGCGACCATTGATATAATTAATGAGAGTACTGGTGTACGTTTAATTAATGCCACAACGAAAATCGATATTGATCCTCTAATTACTTACTTGGGTGTAGGTTACCGATTCTAATTTTTAAGCATTTAGAAGTTAGTCGGTATTATTTCGACATATAAACCCTGCTATACGAGATTATTGGCAGGGTTTTATTTTGCTAGTTTATTTATTAAAAACGTTGAGTAAGCAGACCTCTAAAGAAAACTTATTCTCATATATATTAGGTTCTAATTTTTATTCATGAAATATAAAAAGCTAGACCTCTTTCACCACCTACCTTGCGGGCAGATGCAACAATTTATACATTTGGCACAATACGTTTATTTAAAAACAAACAGCCAATCGGCGGGCCTTTTGCTCTCAAAGTTGGAAAAGGTTTTTGGAATACTGAGAAAGATAGACAGCCAGTAGGGAGCTGTGAAATCACATTACCCGCCCCCGACTTACAAGCAATAACAGTGTCCCTAGACTTGGGCTTCGAGGGTAAATTTGATAATGGTAAAGTTGTACCAAACCCACCATATAAAACACACACTTTCACAATAACCTCAGCATCACGACGTAAAGCATGAAGAAATATTTAACCCCTATTATTCTTTGTACTGTTGGGCTAATCAGTGCCTGCAGTAATGCTACAAACTCATCAAAGGATGTAGAAAAAGTCCCAAAAGAATCCGTTATTAAAACAGTCTCAGCCGAAGATCAAAAGATCATTGATAAGTATGAAAGTTACTTCAAATACTACCGCGAGGGTAACTTTGAAGAATTTCAAAGTAAAATGAAAGAGATATTGCCTGAGGTCAGTACGATTTCTGATAAAAAGAAACGTGAATTTATGCAAATGAATATCTACATGACTTTGCAAAATTATAATGATGCGTATGCTTTAAATGAAAAACAACTGAAGGAGAAACCTAACGATACAGCAAGGCTTACATTTAGATGTCAGTTATTAACCTTGCAAAAGAAAGAAGCTACTTTGATTAATAAATGCTATGACAATTTAGCAGACGTTTTAAAAGTAGAGTTAGACAAACCAGAAAACAAGAGTAACCCTGATTATAAGATAGGCGAGTTCTCATACTTGTTTGCAAAATATAAAGCTGGTCACACTGAATACAAGCAGAAAATGCAAGAGTACATTGCAGAAACTAAGGATGAAAAATTAAAGGCATCTTTAACATCGCTTTACGATGTGGAATTTGAAAACTAAAAAAACCCTGATTTCTCAGGGCTTAATCTTGCATACACTGCACACAGATACTAACTTTTATTTGTGTATTGATTGAATGAGCTGTGCAACCTGATAAAAGGAGGCACAGCGTTAAAGTATTAATTGCGCTTTTCATAATCGATCAGCACATCAGCAACTGCTTTTGCAGCTAACCAGTAACGAGCATTAAAGCGGGATATCTCATCCTCATTGCTAATAAAGCCTAACTCTACAATTAAGCCCCCATTACTAATAAAACCTAACTTTCCACGCGCTGACTGACTTTGATCAATCCAGCCTTCATTACCTCGCAAACGTGACCCTAAAGCAGCAGCTACAGCCTTTGATAAATCTTGAGCAAGTTTCTTGTCTTTCGGTAGTGCAATAGTTTCAATGCCATTTGCCTGACTAGATCCAGCTGCATTTAAGTGAAATTCAACTGCAACAGAAGAACCTTTAATTAATTTGATGGCTGAAGCTAATGGATTGTTAGTCGTACCCACACCATCCGTTTTAATACTAATACCGGAGCTCTTTAAGTAATAAGCTACTGCATTACGGAAATTAGTCACCAGTTCAGCTTCTTTAAATTTGCCACTGACTGCACCAGGATCAACATTGGAATGGCCGGCTGTCACAGTGACAAAACCTAAAGGCTGGTTCTGGTTTAAATTCGGCTGGGCTTTTTTTCGGCCAATCAAAACAGCCAAGAACATCAAGCCCAAAGATGCAATCGTTTGATATGGTTCAGGCAATATATTGGCGTTATATACCTCTTGTATAACCAGTTGCAGACAAGATAAAAAAAGCGCCATATAGGCGCCATATTTTACTGAGTCAAATTTCCAGACACTTTCGTTTATTAATTTCATGGTTGATTCTCGTTCAATAGGTTAATTTTTTCTGTTGATCAATTTGATTCCGCATTGCAGCCAGATCTGTATCCATACGGATCTGTTTAGATTCAGCGATTGCCATTTTTTGATTCAATAGCGCGTTATCTCTTTCAAGCGATCTATTGCCTTGAAAGACATATCCACCAAAAGCAACAAGAGCAGCAAGAGCGGTACCTCCAAGTCCTTTTGCAAAGGTAAGGCCACCCTTGGCCTGGTTCATATCTGCCTGAAGCAAATCAATATCACGTCGGTTTGCTACTGCTTGTGACCGATAATATTCATCGCGTTCTGACAATCGAATCACGTTGTTATTTAGCTCGCCCATTTCTTGCCGGAGTTGATCGAGCTTTTTCTCGACTCTTACTCCATAAGTCTCACTATCAGGCATATAGCCTCCTCATTTCTTAGATATAAAAAAAGCACCCCGTAGGGTGCTTAAACTGTTTTAGCTTTCTTAAATTTCTATCTGTAACACCCTGCCTTCAGGCGCTGGGCGCTTGATCTCGTTGTTTGATACAAATACCCGGGTACCGGTTGAGTATTTGGTACTGCTGGTGCACAGGACTAATCCAGTACCATCCACCACTAAAACCTTGTAATTTGGATGATCTGCTGAGGTGATAGTGCCAATAAACTCTGGAGCCTTGGGCAGTAAGTCGATTAAACGTTGTAATGGATTACTCACGATTTACCCTCTCGACTTTGATGCTCTGGTTAATCACCGCATGATTGAATGACACGTTCACCCCCTCAATAATGCCCCACCACTCAGCATTAAATGCTACTAGCTCACCAGGTGCACATTCGCTCACATCCGGGCCAATCGGCATCACCAGATTGTGGGTTTCGACCATACCGGCTTTAGCAAGTGCTGACTTGCCATAAGAGCCCATGCTTTCAACTGTAAACAGTGGACTATTCGCTGTTTCCAGTAACATATCAGCTGCAGTACCAGTACGCTTAACTTGACCGGTAAGCCCGGTTCGGTCATTGGTCAAAGTAATCCCGTTATAGTCCGGATACGGCTCATAATCGGTAGACTGCTCTGTGACCAGGCTTTCAGGGATCAGCCGGTCATATTCTTCAACCGTGATTGAATCCCAAAAGGTCTTTTTGTACTTGGGCTTTATAGTAATGGTATTGCTGCCCTTCTCGCTGTAGACAAAGCCACCTGCAGACTCGGCTATCATTTTGATTACAGCAATGGGGGTCATGCTGGAATAGCTCAGACTGCCTGCTGGAACAATCCAGCTCAGCTCGTCGATCAGCTCCCACTGCAGTGTTGTTGAGCTGTTGACCCGATCCAGTTCAGCCTGACAGAGCTGCCGTGCGGTCCTTTCATTCTCCTGGGTAAATGACCGGGTTGGAGAATATGGCGCATCAAGTAAAGCGGACTGACTACGGCCATTCAGTGTATAAGTGATTTCGGCAAAGCGACGAGAACGGCTGCGACTCTCAAGCAGCATGTGATGCGCGGTACCATTCACCATGATTTTTAAAATCACAGGCTGACCATTAACTGATTCGAGCTTTGGTATTTCAGATGCGGGTACGCTCAGGCTATATGACCAGCACCAGCGGCTACGATCTGTACTATAACTGCCATCATAGACCAAAATGTTCTGGCCATTGTCCAGACGGCTTACGGATAATTCATTCACGATATACCACCAGTTTTTTGGCGGCAGTCCTGGAATACAGTCATCCGCCCCAAAGTTTAAAATAAGGTTATGTGGATCCGGCCCGTTACACAGACAGTTAAAGTTCAGGTCAGTACGGCCAACGTATTCAGGAAGCTCAGGTTGTGGCCAGGGTTGAACCGGATGCTTGCGGTAATGAATGGCTTTAGCTTTATCCCATGCAATGTGGCTGCTGGTAATAAATTCAAGACCTTTATCCCACTCGAATGTAAAATGCTTTTCAAAAACTCGCGCCACTTCATACGAATAAGTAAAAGTTTTCCTCTTACGAACTAGATCCACCCAATCAAATGTCCGGTCAATCCTGAGCTTGTTGCCCTCTTCAAATACCAAGGTTCGAGTTTTAGCTAATCGCTTATTTTCCTGCCAGATAAAGTACGCATCACTAGATAAACCAGTCGCCTGCTCATGCTGCAGTCGGACCGAGCGGTACAGCAAGCCAGCTTTCTCAAAGCCAAGTAATGCCTGATTACTCAGGCTTAAACTGCGCTCAAAATAAAAGGCGCTGTGATGCGCCCGTAAAACTGGTTTAGCCCAAGGGATTTCAATCACGCTTAAACAAGGTAAGACTCCCTGATAGCCAGCTATGAGATAAGCCTCAATGCCACGGATAAAGTTGATATCGAAAATTGCTTCAATCCCAGTTTTGAAACTGGTATCCACTACTGAATCAATAACACATCGATTTTCGCTATAGCCGGCCTGCAGCTCAAAACTAAAACCTGTATCCAGAGCAGTATTCAGCTCTGCATCAAGATCAAGATTCTCTTTAAACTCGGCAGCAAGTTCGAATGTAAATTGTGTTTCCAGCCGGGTATCAATACTGATTGCGACAACATCACTGTCCCAGCCGAAATTTAATTCAGTTGAACCGGTCCATGGCTGGGTGAAGTCCAGCACAATGCCAGGATCGACAGGCTGTTCCGGCTCCTGATCAGCAAAGAGAGCTGTTGCTTCAACGATAAAATCAGTTTCTAAAACTAAATCTACTTTCTCAACCAGATCTGCCTCGGATAGGGCTATTGCTATTCCGTTAATACTAAATTCACTATCCAGAATAGTGTCGATCTCTGCTGTATCGGCCTGACTATTCCTATAAACAGCAACTATCTCGACAGTCCATATCTGTTCAAGCTGAGTATTAATATTGGCAGTTACATCATCCCCAAAATTAAGACCGGTGCTCCCATCGGCCTGATGTTCAAAGTTAAGAACAATGTGATGGCTGTCAGTATTGTCCGCTTTAAATTCCAGATTTAAATTGTGGGCATCCGTGGTCCCCAGCTTGTTTTTAAAATCCACATGAGCACCTCAGATTATGGTTTAAGCTTGATGGACTGAATAGTTAAGGTGCCACCGATGACCAGATTGGTATTGGCCAGACTAATATCTGTCCCTATAGTCAGATCAGCTGCAGCTTCCCCGGCACCGTTATAAATCCGCGCCCAGCTTGCCGTACCTGTTTTAATAACCGTTGCTGTGTCAGAGGGCTGTAATTCAACATGGGTGGCTGTTACTTCCTTGATACAGGGCTCTGGCAGAGTCACCGTGACCAGCATCTTGGATGTATCGGCAGCAACAGCCGGACTTTCTGGCTGCTCACCTTCATAAAAAATAACGGTAGCACTCTGGCTACCGTTATCTAAAAAGCTGGCAAAGGCTTGAATCATGGCAAGCTTTGCCTTAACTGATGTTTTACTCATTTTGGCACCACATTATCCTGAATCACTGCGTTGAACTTTTTTCGGTCATCCAGACCTACCACAAAGCAGGTCAGATCCTGATTGAGTCCGTAAAACTGATATTCATAATTCTGATCTGGTTTTTTTACAGCTAGCGGTAATAAAGTTGCCTTACTATAAAGTACCACCATTGCATCCCGGTAATCCTTGCCCAGTGCCCGGGTTGAACCCTTGATACAGGCAACAGTATTTTTAAACCCGAAGCTGCTATTCAGATTGCCACTTAAAAAACTGGAGCTGTGCATGACCTGTCTTGATGTCGGTTTCATTCCAGCTCTCCCAGATAAAAATAGACGCCGCCTGCAGTGTTAGATGTAATAGACTCCCATAGATACATACTTGCATCTGCCAGAATTGGTGTTGTAAAGGTATTGCTACTTGCTTTTTTACCGGCATAACAGACCACAGGCAAAGTACCTCTCAAAAACCTGTTCGTATCATAAAAAGGAATCTCTAATGCAGGCACATCACTAGCAGTAAAGAGGGTTTTATTATTTCCACCAGATTCAAAATCAGGGACCACTGGTGTAGCCAGTACAGAGTTACTCAGCCGGATATTAGGTAAATAGTTGGGAGCAATAAAGCGCGACCGTGTTTCACCAAGTCCGAATGGAGAACCAGTCTCTGACCCGCGGGCAGTACTTGAAGCATCACTTTTGACCAGAACCGACATTAAGAACCAGTTTGGTATTACGCTTGTATCCATAGAAGAATGATATAGGCCACAACCCTTCAAATCTTTAAATTGTAGATTGCTGTCAACAGCATTTAATAAGTAAAAAGAATCTTTTGAGCCACTTAGGGTAAAGCTTCGATTACCTGCAGCAGGAGAATTCATATCTCTCGGATTATTTACGAGTAAATCTGACATTGCCCAATACCAGCGGCTCCAACCCCGTATAACACCCGTATCTGTACCACTAATTTGCCAGTTTTTAGCAGGGTCTGCCACATCAAGTGGTAACTGTAATTTTGACGGGTCTTCATAATCATCAATATGAGTCATATTTTCAATCAGACCCACCATGGCATATTTGGCATAGTTTGAAGCATAGCTATTAGTACCATCAGAGATGGTTTCATCTACCCGGATAAATGGATGTTGAGCACTTGGGTCTTTCGCACGATAAACCCGCTTCATATCATTTGGATCACGAAAGACAATCTCATAGCCAAGTGAAGCCAGCTTTGCAGTACCTGTAGTGGTAATTGTCTGCCCCTTCAACTCTGCTTTAAGGATGAGAGTTTTTGAATCAGGTGTGCCCTTGATGCGATATTTCCCATTGATACTGGCGGGTACAAACCCTTGCAGTTCGATCACCTGAAATAGCAACGCCTTGTGTTCTGCATACAGGCTTAAGTTGAGATCACCCTGTGCATCGATTGTAGCTGAAGTAATTGCAGTTAAAGGCAGACCATTGACCAGACAGGTATCCAGTAACCGGATCAGATCTCCCCAGTTATTACTTAGTACCAGACCGTTTAAATGACTAAAAAACTGAACATCGACATCTGTCGCCATATAATTGATTCCATAAAAAAGACCGCTTAACGCGGCCATATTCGATTTAAATTTTAAACAACGCGGTCAATATCACCACGCAGCATGATCTGGAACTGGTCTGACATCACACTCGGTTCGGACTGCTTTACGGTGCGAATCACCCAAACCGGGAAGGTTGCAGCCACTGTATTAAAGCGCAGCACGTTACCACTCACCCAGCCCTGCCCCCAGCCTTCTTTTTTAATAATGAAGTACGGCACACCGGTCACCGGATTAATTGGGGCATAGTCTGTGTTGATAGTTCCTGCTCCAATCTGTCCCGAGTATTCACCCACACAGCGGAACGATTGATCTCCAGTAAAAACCAGCGCCCAGCGTTCCTGAATTGCACCATTATTCGTGACTGCAATCGGATACAGGGCGTCATTATAGTTCGCAGAAATTGCACCTTCAGATGGCTCATCCCGCCAGATGCTGTTCCAGGTCTGCTGTACAAATTTACCGGTAGAGCGGGCCTGCATATCCCCAATGACCAACGCTGAACCGACAATGGTATTTTCAGCATCATAATTGTGGGTCAGTGGCTTAGTGAAGGTCAGCTGGCCATTGATCTGCACATCACGGATCAGCAACATGTCCTGATAGCGGTAACGCATGGTAAGCGGTGCAACCAGCGCATTTAAAGCAAAGTCACCACCTAAAGTCAGCTTGCCGTAATCATAGTCAATTGAGTACATATCGAATGGGACTTTTACGCCATCTGCATCTTCCAGCTCGGCCCATGAAATGCGCTGATCTGGCAACTCATAAGTCTGGCCAGCGATATGATCCGGTAGCTCAAAAGACTTGCTGGAACTGACAATACCGATATCACCCACCCGGAAGATCGGTACCCGGCCATCCAGCGGCAGACGGGTAGCAGACAAGCCCAGAATCTCGGCATCCAGCGGGATGTAGGTATAAGCCACCGCATTATAACGTACAGTCTCCGGCGCAACCCATACCGGTATATTGATGTACCTTTTACCGGCTTCCTCGTACTCGAGCAAAACGTCATACCAGTCCTGCTCTTCAATTCCTGTACGATTACTTTCCGTGATTTCAGTCTTGGTATAAAAAAACAGATCCACAAAACCGGTATCGTAATTAATCTGGCCATGTGCCCGGCTGGTTTCAATGATGCCATCGTCATCAGCCCGCAGTGTCAGCTGGCCATAGCCTAAAGTGGCTACGACGACTGTTAATGATCCGGGACGCAGTGGACTGACCGGTGTTCTAAAGCTGATACGGTTGACCGGGGGCATATCTGTGGTGGTGGTTAAAGACTGCAGTGTCAGACGGTTATCGGTATTTGGTGTCCAGCTGTCAATCTCGATTTTGCCGGTACCATATTGAATGCTACCGGAACTGGTGCCACTGTTATTGGCTGGATTTACATTACGTACCAAGGTACCGGTACGGTCCAGATAGGTATCCGTACCTAGCATAAAACGCACCGCGCCGGATAGAATCTGCTCATCAAAGCCTTGGGTCAGATCAAAGCGCAGCTTGTCACCGGTAATCTGTTTGACCCCGGCACTTACGCCTGAAGTATCCCGGTATTTCACGCTAATACTGGTCGCCCGGTATGCCCCGAGCTGCACTACTTCTTCCTTAATTTGAGAAGTGGCGGGTAAATAAAATGACATATTTATGCTGCTCCATAAACCGCAATTGGTATATAGGATTTGGTGAAAACCGAGCTGGTCGCTTCAGGAATAATCTCCACCGCGCCTGTTGCATAGGTAATAGTGCCCTGTACCTTGCCCTGACTGTTAACCAGGTTACCAACCTCTGCATTCACTGGAATATCAGTTAAAACTACTGTACCGATGACTGAGCCGATTTGATCAGCAACCGGTACACTTAACTCAACACTATTGGGTTGTATTGCAGCACCGGAACCAATGGTAAATTTCAGCTTTTGATCAGCTGGCATGATATTTTCAACAGTCTGATCAAGCGGTACGCCATAGCTATAGTTGATAGTAAAGGCCGTATTTTTCTGCGGCAGTTTATTTGGGACCAGCCGGCCTTGACCGGTAGCATAGTTAAAGGTACCGGTGGCATCGCCACTAAACTGGCCCAGCGTATTCGTGGTTGCGGTTTTCTGTTCGCCTTCCAGCAGCCATTTTACTGTCACGCTGCCTGAGGCTATTCCTGCCTGCTGTAAATCAAATTCGAATGCTGCCGGTTCAACCGCAAGACCTGAGCGTATGAACGTAGCCAGCGGTGTACCCCATAACAGTAAAATTGGTGTATTCACATCCGGTAAAGCACCCGTCGTAATAGACCAGGAGCCGGTTTCATAATTGATATTGCCTGAACCAAACGAAGCACTCGAGCCAGACAACCGCCCCGAACCATCATCTTTCAGTTCATAAAACTTGCCCTGTGACATATAAGAAACTGAAAGGCTGCCCGGGGCGGGTGGTGGTACCAGCACACCGGTCCAGTTGGCACTCTGGTTCTGCTGGGTCACTGGCCGGGTTTCAGACTGGAAGTACTGGTTGGGTGCTGAAGCCGGCTTAAAGGTAACACTTAAGTTTGCAGATCCTGCACCTGCAGCTTGCGTCCACTGGATCAGCCCACGCTGGTAATCAATTGTTCCAACCTGAGTACCAGAAGTGTTCTTAAGCAGTCCGCCCTGATCAGTGATCTGCTGGCCAAACAGGTTAAACGAGACACTCGATGGCATGACAGATGAGCCGATATATAGGTTCTGAGCGGTACCAATGGTGGTCGAGTAAGTTGCAGTAATAGCAGCAGTGTTACCCGGTACCAGCACCATACTTTCCCCAGCTGCGTTTACATCCACAATTGGTGTTTCAGTCTGGGCAGATGGAACCAGCTGGGCAAAGATACTTTCTGCATTTACAGTAAACTCACCGACTTTGGCATCAGTGGCCAGATTAGATGAGGCGTAATACTTACCCGTGTCAGCCACAATCGTATCCCGTAAAATCGTTTGAGACTTTTCGCCGCTATACCATTGTCTTGCAGAGAGTCCGACATAATCCTGATCGAGTGGATCATTAATGCTGTAAGTCGCAATTTTATATTCAACTTCCTTACCATCGACGACCATCTTGGCAATACGGGTTTCAACTTTGGTAATGCGGACATACTGCTCATGCTGCAGTGCCTGGCCTTCTTTTGAGACCAGTACCAGCGTGCTGCCGACGGAACTTTCAACTTCACTCAGAAACATCGCCACCTGCAGGGTTTTCATACCGGCATAATGCGTATCAAGGAGACTCCCTGCCGCCTGTCCACCCTTGGCCAGATAGTTTTCAATCCGGTTCTGGGCAGACTTGCGCTCATCGATCCATGACTTTGTACTAAACAGCAAAGCTGAGACATTCGGGTCTTTCGGGTTTTCCGAGATGAAGACCGTGGCCCCCATAAGCAAATCTGTATCATTCGTTGTCACGGCGGGGAACAGTTTACGCAGTGACACATCCCCCATGGTGCGGTCCAGCTCACTCACATCATTAAACAGGTTATTGCTCTGGCCATCTTCAATCATCTGGCCAGAGTACTTGCCGCCACCATCTTCTGTATCGCTCAGGCGCTCGGACTTATAGAGCACCAGATTTTTAGTTTCAATTGCCACTGTATAGTTCCCCCACTTCAATAAAGCGTAAAGTCACGTTGTAATAGTCATCCTCAGATACAGATGGAATTCCCTTCACTGGGGCAGCTTCCAAAGCCCCGGCTTCATGGTTAAAAATCACATGAAATTCACGTCTGTCGTGCTGATACTCAAAAGCCAGAATGAATTGTTCAGATAAAGCAGACCAGGCTTGAACCTTGCGTAAATCACGGCGTTTGATCCAGCCCATCGTATTATCTGCCGGTTGCAGCACAATTGAACGACCTGCTTTTTTACGGCCCTCCTGGATAATTAGAGAACCATCAATAGCCCGACTCTGTTTCTGCTCGATGGGCTTCCATTCAAATTCATCAGACCATAAAAAACCGTCCTCAAGCGGGACGGTTTCTGATGTAGACACTCGTATTAATTTCATTAGCTACTCTTTTTTATCC